AGATCCCGTGGGCGGCGCGGTGATGGTCTCGCCGTGAATGATGAGCTTCAGTTTCGGATCGTGGCCGAGAGCGGTGTATTTGTCGGGCTCGACCGGCATCCGGGCCCCGGAGGGCATCCGAAGGAAACGGATCTCTTTTCCGCAGGCCCGGCACGGAGTGACCAGGCTTATCAGATTATAGAATCCTGTGCCGTCGAGATCGCGCTCGATGGCTGATACGTGGGATGATAGGGATGAATCGGGGGTCATAGTTTTAACAGATTGCGGGCATTCCCGGACTGTCTGGAACTATTTGCATAAGGATGGGCTCGTGGAGCTTTGGACAAAGCGTCCAATGCGTCCAGGTGTCTATCGGAATGGTGAATTTTCGGAAGTGAAGGTCGCGGTGATGAGAGCGGCACCGGGCGCAGCTCTCTATCCCGACGGTGACGTCAGCTTCTTTCGGGATAGATGGTCCGGGGAGTTGTGGTTTTTTCATGAGACGAATCGCGCCTGTTTATGGAGTCTGATGGGCTTCATTGTCTTGACCTTCTGGAACTGCTCGGCAAAGGCGGCGAGATCCCGGACCTTGAACTTCCATTGCTTGCCGATCGTGTAGTACGGCAGACCAATATTCACGAGGATGAGGATCTGCTGTTTGCTCGTCTTCAGGTATCGGGCCGCTTCCTGGGTCGTGAGGAAGTCGTCTGAGGCATAGAGCGGTTTCGAAAGCCGATCGGCGAGGAGGCCGAGGTTCGATTCGACTTTTTCGAGGAGCTCGATAACTCTTCTCTCTCCTTGGGGACTCATGAGACCTTCTGCTTTTTCTCGAGGTTGTCGATTTGCTCAGTCATCACTCCGAGGGTCATCATGATCTTTGCGATCGTCTTACGGCATTCCTTCAGCTCTGCCGGCTGAAGCCCGTCCTGGAGGAGTTGAGCGATGCGGCCTTGAGCGGCGTCGACGGTGAGGAGCTCATCGACGAGCGAGGCGCCACTGGGGCGTTCGCGCCGGACCGGGAGAAGATAGAGATTCAGATTCTTCGCGAGCCAGTTGACGACTTCGACGCCCAAGGGTGCAAGCTCGCCAGTGAGCATGGGGACGTCAGCGACGTCGAGATTTAGATCGCCTGAGTAGCCGAAGAAGCGCGAGACCGAGCATTGTTTGATTCCGAGTGCGTCGGCGATCACCTTCTGGCCGATCCGTTCGTCTGTGATGAAATCGGCGAGATGCTCCCTCAGATCTTCTTTCAGGCGTTCTCTTTTTTCGGCGGGCGTGGGCATGAAAAGTGTGCTCTCTATGCGTGAGGTTGCGGTCGTTATTCGGTAGCTTGTTTTTCGCGGGAGGCTTTGCGCGAGCTCGTGCCGTTGGCCGGATAGGCGTCAACGAATTTCGCGATGCGTTCGAGGGCGGCGACGCGTTTGCCGGTCAGGGCCATCGATACCAGGCTCCTCCCCATCTTCAGCTCCTTCTGGATCCTCTGAGATTTGAGGCCCTTGTCGAGCATGCTTTTGCGGACCTTTATGTGCAGCGGCTGATCGCCCGGCTCGGATTGCTTCTCCATCTCGTTTTCTCTATGTTTCGTGGCATTGTTCACGCGTGGAATATAACACAAACTAAAGCATTTGTCAAGAGAAAAGTAAAACAATTTAAAGCATGGAGGAAAATGCCGAGATCGGCGCCCGTTTGGAGCATTTTGGGCTTGAGAAGTATCACACATTGGCGGCTTTTGCTGCCGCCCTCCGGATATCCCCTCAAAATCTGAACGGTTACATCCGAGGAGTCAGGCGGCCCGGGAATAAGATGAAAGCCCGGCTGCGGGCGCTCGATGCCGACATCGAATGGATTATGACCGGTCGCTCATCAATCCGGCAGACGATAGCATCGGCCGGCGATATCGAGCTCTTGACTTTCTTAAAGGAATTGGGTATTGATTCGATCGACAAGGCCCGGGAGATCCTAAGTCCGGAGGCTCTGGCTCAGGATATTGCTGCGATGGTCCGAGAGAAAATGACGAGATATCGATCGAAGAGGAAGCGATGAGATCCCTGCGATTATATTCAATGCTTGCACTGATCAATGCCATCGGTCTACTTGGTTGTGGGAGTGATACGGTGATGATCAAGCAATATTCTTTGAATTCTCAGAAGCATATAACCCCGGGAGAGGCTCTGATGGAATGGGGTTACTACTTGTCGCACCGCGCTACGCACGTGGTCGATGGAGGTATCCGAAAACAACTCTTGTATGGGGGCGTCGATCATGGCACTCTCCAGATAAGTTATCGCGAATTCTCGCTCGCTCAGGCCGGCGAGTTCGCCAGAGCTCCTTTCTATCAGGATTTGAAATATGATCTCGCTTCCTCGTCGATCATCGCATTTCAAGACATACGAATTGCGATCGATTCTGCCGACCAGCAAGGCCTACTCTTCAGAGTGCTGAAAGGACCGAGCGAGACGTTCGAAGCCACTCCGCTCGATTTGGGGGCAGATATCTCCGGAATGATTATCGGAACCGGCTACGAAGTGAAGGGAGTCAGAACCGGCAGCGCCGCCTTTGCGGCGAAGATCCAGATTGGCGATACATTAGTCAGCATATCCGATACTCCTATTTTGGGTAAGAAGGTCGATGAGATCCAAGATTTGCTTTGGGGAGATCCCGATACCTCCGCAGAGATAAAACTGTCCAGGGCAGGAAAAGAAGTGAATCTATACATCCAGCGCCATCGATGAGCACCCTCCGCCGCCGCAAGAACGGCTACTTCTTCATCGACATCCGGACCGAGGGGGCGAGGAAGCGGATCTCACTCGATACCAAGGATCGGCGGACCGCCAAGGCGAAGGCAAATATCATCGAGCGGGATCTCACGGGCGGCGAACCGGTATCCCGGGCGACACTCGATGACTTTAAGCTCGAATTCGAGCTCTACTCAAAAGCCCGGAAGGCGCCGAGCACGACGAAGGCCGAACGCTACGCGCTCAATAAGCTCTCCAAGTTCATCCGGATGCGGTATCTCGATCAGATCACACCAAAGATGGCGGATGCGTTCGTAACTGCGATCGCGCGGGAAAAGAAGAAAGATAAGACGCTCACCCCCGGCGCCGTCAATTTCTACATCCGGACCTTGAAGGCGATCTTCACCACGGCTCACAAATGGGGCTACGTCGACCGGAATCCGTTCGTGGGAGTGAAGGCAATCCGCTTCGAGCGATCGATGCCGAGGATCCTCACACTCGGGGAAATCGCATCGGTCTTTGAAGCGGCGAAGAGAATCGAACCTGCGATGGTGCCTTTGATCGAATTTTATCTCTTGACGGGGATGCGGAGAAACGAGACGTTGAATCTGGAATGGACGGATGTGGACCTTGCGAGGAACGTACTGACTTTGCGGAACACGAAGGGGAAACGGGCGAGGACCGTGCCCATGGCGCCGAGGGTGAAGATGATCCTGGACTCGAGGCGCGAGCTCGCCAGGCCTTTCCTATTCCGACCGAGCACCGTCAGCCACAAGTTTACTCTCATCGCCCAGGAGGCCGGGATCCCGGACATCTCACTTCATGATCTTAGGCGGTCCTTCACGAGCTACGCCCAGGATATCGGGATGCCGGCGATGTTCCTCCCCTGGTTAATCGGACACACGGAAGAGCAGACGACCCAGCAGCACTATACGGGGTTTTACGATGAGATGATCGCGCAATACTTCATGAAGCTCGAAGCGAAGATCTTCCCCAATTGAGCTTTTTTCCCTCCTTGACCTTATTCGAAATCATCCAGGCGGCATTGGGAGCCGCGACTGCGGTCTTCGCCGCGGTCCTCGTTAGGGCGACGTTTGTGCTCGCGAGAGTCACCAGGGCCATGGACGAGCACGAGATGCAAAGACGGCGCGAGCAAGACCTTCGCAACTGCATCCAATTCGCACAAACAATCCTGAGTCCCGGAGCTGACGCCGGTTCACCAATGGGTGATCTCTTTACCAGCAAGCCCGTTCAACCATACAACGATCTCCTATCGCTCGGCAAATATTTTCATGATGTCGATACTAAGCGCCAGCTCGAAGTATTAACATCGCGTTTGACCGCCGCTCTCGTGCGCGGCGGCAACCCATTTTTAGGCGATAAGGCATTGACCGATGCTCGATTGAAGCTTCGCGAGCGGCTTGTCCAGGAGATTGTCGAATGGCAGAGGGACTTGGGAAATTATCAGCGCTCTTAAAAAGGCTGGGGCCTTTACGTCAACAGGAGAGGATCGGCATGGCAGATGAAACCCTAACGCTCAATCCAACTTCTCGGGATGCAGCTTTAATATATATTCTGGCAGAGGCCAGGACAGCGAATTCCCTACTTGCATTAATTTTAGGCCACATCGGCAACAAATCCTTCCAAGAAGTCGACGCCACGCTGATCGGGATGAGGCTTGAAGAATTGAAGCACGTATTTTCGATTCTGTCAAAAACACCCGGCTTTGACGCAGATCGCTGGCGGAAAGCTCTGGGATCGAACGGAGGCCCGACCTAAGAAGCTGATCCCGAAACGGCGTCGCGCTGGTTTGGCGATCAGTCATTTCGTGGTCGGAGGAATTCGAGGAGTTTTATCGAAATAGGATCTGACGTCCTGGATCCCGATTTTCTCCATGCCTTCCCTTACAATCTGCTTGAGCGAAAAGTATGATAGCGGAAACTGAGCCTTCTCATGTCGATCGAGACACCGGCTCCAGGTTTCGTCGTCGAGGATGTCGGCCGCGAAACTTCTTCCTTCATCGGTGAGCGTCACCAGGCCCGCTTCCTTCAATAAGCGCAAATGCAGGCCCAGTACATGATCCGGTTCTCTGGGCGAATCGAGATCCAGCAACAGACTCCGGAGGAGGTTAAAGTCGCGCTTCATCAATCGATTTCTCGATCCACTTCTGGAAGCACGAGCTGCTTACCGCGAAAATCGTGTGTGCAATCAGTCTGATAGATGATCACCCCATTGGTGACATAGAAATGGCAGGTTTGCTCCGGGCTCTCAAACGGCGTCTTTGTCACTTTCACTGAGGGCTGAAATGACGGGGCATCGACGCTGCCGTTGAAGGTCCAACGTTCGTCTACCCAATGAAGAAATCCGCACGCCGGGCAATGAAAACTCCAGCCGAGATGCTTCCCCTCCCTCACAACTTCCATTACTTTTCGTGTGCCCATATTGTGCCCACGTGACTCCGGAGGCATTCAGACCGGTACGGAGAAGGACATAAAATTATCGAATCGGCTCAAAATTCGCATGCGGGGCAGTTCCCATCACGATTCAGGGTCTAGTGCCGGCAACGGCGTACAGGTTCAAGTCCTGCTCCGGGCACCAAAAAAGGCCACTTTTGACGTGATAAAAATCACGGCTCGCCGCGAGTGTGCCCATAGTGTGCCCATCTTTTTCAGATACCCACTCACTTCCTTCCCGGACCTGCGCAGCCAGCGAGCCAAATAGGTCGCCTCAAGCCCGTCATACCAGCTACAATAGATCCCGGAGAACCTCGGTTTCATCAGAGGCCGGCGAGCTCGCTCACGATCCGATTCCCTCCCTTTTGAAGGCATCAAAGAGCACTATCACCTCGGATGCATAATTCGGGTTGCCGCCGCCATTCCAGAGTTGGAGGGCCTTCCTGACGTCCGAGCCACCGGCGAGTTTGAGCTTGACCGTGAACCACTTCATACCCCACTCTACCTGCCAGGCGGGACGGACCATGAAGGCGTTAATGCCTTTCGGGACGGAGACCTCAGAGAGCGGGTCTTGGAGCTGGAAGGTGCTCGTCTGGTTATTGTAGGTCTTGAAGAAGTCGAAGAACCCGATCTCGCGCAGGGATTGACCCATGACCTGCATAAGACCATAGCTGCAGGCGAGGAGGACCTCGGTTGTGGTCGACAGCGATCCAGGGGCGGTATAGCGCCTATAGAACCCCTCCTCGAGGCGACATGCATCATCCGAGAATCCCCCGCCCGAGCCGGACTCCCTCGAGCATATCGCGAGCCCGAGCGCGGGATCAATATTGAAGCGTGGTCCGAACTGTTCGCAAAGCTGCCTCACCTGATCTTTCGTCACCTCACTTCTCCTTTGTGTGATAAAATGGGGACCGCCCTCGATCGTCAGGTCGAAACGCCAGAACACGGGGCCCCATACCCTGGCGCGGGCGGTCTCTCAAAGCAGCATCGACAGGAAGAGGAGCGCGAGCGATCCCAATGCGAGGTCGAAGCGCCCAAGGTTGACGTCGAAGAGGGCCAGCACGCACGTGATGAAGCCGCATGCCACGACCAGAGTCCTGATCTGGGACCTCATTTGGCGGCGACCTCCTCGACCTGCTTCTTGCCCCTGAACCATGATGCGATCCCGAGGATCGGAGTGACCACCGCCAGAAGGGCGGCCATTGCCCCCAGCATCCCGGGGATGTATTGAAGCATCTCGGGCTTCCCTCCCCAGAACATGACTGAGGCGTAAGCCCACGCGATAGTCAGGGCGAGGACCACTACCGTGAGGGCCACCGCGAAGCCTACCGCCGGACGCCAGGCATAGGTCACGAAGTGCTCGGACTTCGCTTCCGCCTGCATCGTGAGGTTGACGTCGGCCGCATTCTGGACGGCGAGCTGGTTCAGGGCCTCGACATCTTTGAACCCGAGCGCCTGCATCTGGATGGCGAAATCCTGGTCGGCCTTCTTGAGCAAGAGAAGCTGATCGGGGCTCGCACCCTCGACCGCTCCCTGGAACGCAGCCTTGTCCTTCTCCGGGTCGCCCGTGCTCGCGAGTCCGAACGCCTTCAAGCCCACATTGACGGCGGAGCCGACGAGCGGGCCCCCGAGGGCCGAGGCAATCCAGGGGGCTACGCCCGCGATCTTGCCGATGATATCTCCGAGATCCATCATGCCTCCAGCTGGTGCTGCGTCCTCGCATGGATCGCGGCGAGGAGGCTATTGAAGATTCCGAGCTTATAGAGGAGCATCGATATTACACCATTGACGAGACCATCCCTGAGCCAGGTCAAGACGTCGGAAGGTGGAACCGGGATGAGCGCCATCACCGAAGCGGCAAACGTGATTGCGACCGCTACAATGAGCGTCTGGATCGCCATCGCCTTATCGACGGCGTGTGTCCAATGGGCCGCGATCCAGCCCGAAATGACGAAAGCCGGGCCGCCAGCCACCAGGAGCGAGAGAACGAATGACGTGAGATCAAAGGGCTGCATAATATTTTCTCCTATGTTTTTTCATGTTTTCAGACCATGGGCCTCTCATGGACTTCCGGAGCATCCGGGACCCAACGGCCTGAATGTAGAACCAGGGGCTTTTCGATTTTCATCCTTCCGAGCTCGGTATTGGAGACGACCATGATCGTTCCGCCCGAGGGCATTCGTTGCCCTTCCTCCCAGGTATAGATATAGAAGACTGTGACCCAGATATTCTGACGGGTAATGCGGCCGCGGCGGCCATCGATGACGACGGCATCGTCGACATTGTAGGTCTTCCCCATTTTCCAAAAGGCCCCTTCGATCGCGCGGCTGACCGTGTTTCGGATCGCAGCGAGGAGGAAAAGGGTGATGATGAACCACCATGCCCGATCGAGGACGACGTTGATGACCGCCTTGAGGAATTCAAGCTTATCGTCGGCCACGTCGTTTCCAGGAGCGATATTCCAGCCAGGCTATCACCAGGACGAGCGCGACGCCACATGCTACCCAGAATATGGCCCAGCACAAAAGGAGCTTCATTTGAGGTTCTTGACTTGGGCAACGAGCTGGTTGCCGGTCTTGCCTGCGAGCAAGGTATCGTTCCTCGTACCCTGCCAGATATAGAAGCCATAGGATGTGAGGATCGGTTCATAGTAGAAGACGAGGTAGTAGTGATCGTTCCCACATCCGCCGCACTCTCGGATATTCCCGGCATCGTTCGGAGTAATCTCCACGATATAGAGCCCGGTGCTATCGGTGATCGCTACGTTGAAATACAGATCCCATTGACCGGCCCACATCGTATCGTTTGAAAAAGGCTTGAAGCAATGGAGGGTGGGAAGGCATGACGTTTCAAATTCAAACGAAGGCGATTCGTTCGGCCCAGGTTTATATCCGATCCAGACCTTGTGTACGGTCCCGTCCGCATAGATCTTGCCGACCTTGATCTCGACGAAATTCACCATGAGTGCCGAGTCGTCAGTGAAAAATACATTGGGGGAGGAGGCAACGAAGTAGAACGGGCAACTATATTGTGCATGATGGGCGTCTATACCACTAATGTCGTCGCCCAGGACCCGGGGAGAGTTCCATTTGTTCCCGGGCAGGAGGATCCCGATGTCGCCATAGACGACGCCCATGGGAATGCTTATTCGTCCCTTCATCGGAACCATGACGAGAACGGTATCCCTGCCCGGGTGCCCCGTGAAATGGTCATGCTCATCGACTGTGTCAACGATGGCAATCGCGGGGGTCGTCGGCTCCGTCGGCTGCTTTGCCTTCTCGCATCCCGGGAATCTCAACACTCCGAACACGCCCAGGATAATCACCAGCAGTATAACCGCCACGATCACCAAGACGATAGCCCACTTCATATGCTTATCGTCCACTTTACCGTGAAAATGGAAATGAGAGCCTTCATCGGTCATTTGGGTCTCCTTATGCCTGTGGGGCAACAACTGCCCCGAATAAAAGGACGTCCACGTGGTCTCCATTGCAGTTGAATCCGAACTTTACAAATCGCTCGCCGGATGACTTGAGGCTCCCGGGGAGCGAGCCGAATACGCCATTGGCGCAATTGTCGGGCGAGAACGACAGACCATCTCCCATGCTATCAAAGTTCTCCCCGTCACTGCCGCAAAACTGCTGAACCCCCACGCCCGTCTCCGGAGACATGGGCCCGAGGGCGAATTGAAAGACGACCTGATCGATGTCGGGAAGCGCCTGGGTATCAATCACATCCGTGAAAATGTAATCCTCCCTCGTCATGCGCTCGGCGACGAGCTTTCCAATGATGTTCATGGGTTAGTTTCTCCGGTAATTTTGTCCGTCACAATTCCGCCATAGGAGGTTTGAGCGTGATGCTCAAGGGAACCGATCACCTGCTTTTTCTTTGTTGCCGGGAGGGTATAAAAGACGGTAATGCGGAAGGCGTCTACGCTTAGGGTTTGTGTATTGTCATTCGATGCGCTGCTGAACCTGCCACCAAAACCAGATGAGTTAATATCTGCTGGGGCCCAGGGAAGAGAGAACAGGGTACCATCCCCGCCAACCGACATCCACGTTAGTGTAGTAGACACGGTTATGGTTAGAACATCCCCGTTGCCGGCGCCACCCTGCAAGACCCCTATACCCTGAGACGTCTCTCCAGCAATAGAGCTCTTACATTTCACCTCTGACTGTATCCCCGTAATTGTTGCCGTTCCGGGAATTGAAAACCCGAAGGCATCTGACCATAGTTCGTTCCCCACCCCAGCGCCAGTGGCACAAGTAGCGAACACACCGTCTTCAACCTGGGCGTTACTTGCATTTGCCCACGTTATATCTCCGGTGCCGTCAAAGGCATGTGTAGAAAACAACGGCCCCTGCGAGGTCCCCAGGAGCGCGAACGCGAGAAGGGCAATCCAGAGATTCTTCATCATTGCCTTGTCTTTGTCAGGAGAATCTGAACGGCAATATTGGTCGGGCTTCCCGAGGGTGCATTGATGACGACGAGCAGAAGATCACCAATATTGAGTGTCTGGTTCTGATCCGCGTTTCCCGTCGTCCAGTTCCCCGGATAGCCCGTCACGCTCGTCGCGAACACGCTCGTCGCCTTTGTCCGCACGACCGTCCCCGATCGGGATCTGAGCACATTGACAGAGTCGCTCGTTCCTCCTTTTATCTGCACCTGAATCTGTGCAACGCTCATGCCCGAGGCCCAAACATAGATCGGAAGCGTATCGGCAGCAGTCGGGGAAGGGAATTGCGCGGGTCCGACGCGGAGGGAGTCGGTGTAAGTGGCGATATAGTTCTTGGCGGCGAGCGCGGCCTTTGAGATGAATATGGTATTGGTATCGTTCCGCTTCGCCGTGCCATTGGTATCCGATGGAATCAGATATGTTCCGCTTGCCTGTTTTGTATTCAGATTCGCCTTTGTGGCCACGAGTGATACTGTATCAAGGCGCTTCAGCATCCCGGTCGTATCTGAGGGAACGAGGTAGGTCCCCGCAGCTTGCTTGCCCAGTAATCCCGCCTTCGTAGCGATGTAGGTATTCGTATCTGCCCTTTTCGCAACGCCGTTCGTATCAGATGGAACGAGGTACGTTCCCGAGGCCTGTTTGCTGGCAAGGTCGGTCTTGGTCGCGAGCTTACCGGCTGTCGTGTCCGGCGCGATGATACCGGTGGACGAGTTATAGGTCGCATATCCGGCCACACCAATATCCGATCGAACGACGGAGGCCGGGACCGTTCCGGCAATGCGGGAGGAATCCGGGGTGAGCTGCCCGTTCGACTGATTGTAGAGCAAGCCCGGCTGGACAACGAGCTGGGTATTCTGGATGAAGCCGCCGACGTCCGCAAAGTTGTAATCTCCGGAGGCCTTCACCACATCGCCCGTTCTTGTGAAAACAGAAATCACGGCGCCAGCGCCCCCGCCAGTCGTGGGCTTACGGAGATCCTGCGCCTCGAGAGAGGTCGCAAGTATGAGGAGAAGCATGATTGCCAAGGTTTTCATCGCGGGGTCCTCTTCAGTAAGCCAAATAGCTGAAATGAATCGTCCCGGCGCTCGACCAGAATCGGGCCCAGCCGGCAGCCGAGACCGGCAGTGATAGGACCTGTCCTTGGCGGATCGGGAAGCGATGGCCGGCCGTCGTGTCGTTCCGCCAGGCATACCAGAGGATGGCGGATCCGGAGGTCTCATCGTTACTCACGAGCATATGATAGACCGGTGTGACGAACCCGATCGAATCTTTCGTCGTTCCGACCGAGGTTGTATCGGCGTAAAGGGTATTGCTCTGAGCCCGGGCGCCCGCGCAGAGCGCGAAGGCGAGGATAACTATGAAGAATATTCGTTTCATCTGTGGTTCTCCTTTTGTTTTCTCTGTCAAGATTGCCCTCCGACATAGAAGGTGCTCGTCGTGTTCCATTCGATCGTCGTGCTCGATGCGCCTGTGACGCTCAAACTGACCGTCGAGCCCGAGAGCGTGAAGGTGACACTCCAGCCCGTTCCGCCCGACCCATCGTGGATCGTGGTGGTCGAACCCTGTTGGAGCGCCGAGCCGCTTGTGTTGTAGAAAGTTCCCGAGACGATCCACCCGGCAGCATTATTGAGGCCGCCTGAGACGTTCTTGCCGGCGGTGACGAATGCCTGCCAGACTACGAGCTGGTTGCTACTGACTGTGGCCGAGAGGAGCGTCGTCTGCGTGGCATCGGTGGTCTGGACTTTCTGCTGGATTCCATAGGTGGCCGGCGAGGTGCCGCTGGTGCCTGTCTCGAAATACCAGACCTTATTGCCGAGCGTACCCTGCTTCGTATGCAAGCGCGCGAGAGTCGAAGTCGGGAAGCCGATCGCCACATCCCCGCTATTCTCATTGATCAGCATCGGATTGCCCTGGCCGATTTGTGTCTGGCTTCCCGAGGCGGCCGCGAGGATCAGATTTCCGGAGGAGGTGAGCTTCGTCGCAGAGATGAATGCATTGGCAGTCAGAAGCGAGCTGAAGGTCTTCGCTCCGGCGATCGTCTGGCTTCCTGTCGTCACGAAGCCCCGTGCCGAGGCGCTTGCATCGGGGATAGCGAAGGTGTGCGTCGTGCCTGAGGATGAGATCGTGAAATCTGTTCCGGTCGTCGCAGTTGCAAAGGTCTGCGTCGCCCCTGTGAGCGTGTTGAGGGTCATGATGCCGCCGGATGAGGGCGTCACCCAGGAAGTATTGGAGCCATCCGTCTGCAGCTGCTTGCCGGAGTTTCCGCCCTGGGAGGGCAGCAGAGCGTTGAGCGCCGCATTCGCGGTGACTTGCCCGGTCCCCCCATTCGCGATCGGGAGCGTTCCCGTGACTCCCCCGTTGCCTGAAGTCCCCAGGTTGATTGCCGGCACATCCGCCCCTACCATCAGCCGAAACGTGGGAAGGCCGCTCGAGCCATTCGGGGCCGCGAAGAACTTGTTCGCCGCCTCTGAAGCCCAAGTGACCGTGAACGTGCCCGTCGTCGTCACCGGGGAGCCGGAGACGGACATCTCTGAGGGGACGACGAGAGCGACGGATGAGACCGAGCCACCCCCGGCGCCGGAAATCTCAACATAGGTGCCGTGATCAATGACGGTCGTCGCGCCGGTCCCGAGGAGTTGCTTGATGACGTTCTTCGATCCTATGACATAGAGCTTCACATGAGAGCCGGAGGCATTAGTAATGCTATCGAGCTTGAAGAGATCCATCCACATGCCCCGGGACCCGTTCCACATCCACACCATCCCCGGCCTGGGAGCTGGCTGGGAGGATGCTATGGAGGAAATCGCAAAAACGGCGAAAAGACCTATGGAGATGGTATAGAGGATCTTCTTCATCGGGTTGCGAGCTGCTCCTTCATGGTGATCTTATCAAACTGGTTGAGGTTCGCCCGGAAGAGCTTCGTCGGGTCGATATCGATATCGAGAGAGACAAAGTATGCGGTGCTTCCCGTGTCCTGAAAATAGAAGGGGCGCAGACGCCCTCTGACCTTCTGGAAAAAGACTTGAAACGCGGCCAGGGTCGCATCGTCGAGCCCGGGCTTCAGGAATGTGATCTGCCAGGAGAGCCTTCCACCGAAGACCTGGCTCGCCCTCACCGTCCCATCGAGGGCGATCTCCTCGGATGTCTGATATTTGGCATTCGTGACGTTTGCTGGGAAGTCGTAGGGAAATCCGAAGTCGAGTTTCTTCCCGAGATAGAGGGCTCCGAGCTCCGGCGCCTGCGCGAATGGGGTAATAAAAAGCCGCCAATACCTCGCGGTATGAGCTCCAAAGGTCGTGAAGAAGGGGCTCCCCGCGGGCGAGGGGCTTCCAATGACACTCGTAGCGGTGAACCAGGTCGAGTTGTCGGAGGAATATTGGAGCTCGGTCGGCACATTCCCCGTATGTAGGTTCGACTTCTGGAAAGCGATGCAATCACACTCGACCGCGGTGCCGAAGTCGATCGTGAGCGTCTGGGCGGCGGTCGAAGCCGTCTTCCAGGTGTCGGTCCCGATATAGGTCGTGAGATTCGACAGCGGATGACCTGCAACAGGAGTCTGGCTCGAGGACAGAGAAGAATAGGTCGAAAGATCGACGGCGAGGAAGATGGGGTTGCTCAAAGCGCGTCCACTCCTCTCAGGTAGGCCGACACGATTGCGACCTGGTCCGGGGTATGCGCGCCGTCGTAGATCAAGATCTCTTCGATGTCTCCGATGAACGGAAGCGCTCCGGCGGCATTGTGAGCCCCGATCGTGAGCCCATGGAAACCCTTGAACGATCCGGGGCCATAAGTCCCCGCGGATCCGCCGTCGAGCATGATCACACCCGCGCCCGCCGGGTTGCCTCGTGAATAGCTCGCTACATGCCATACGTTATAGAGCCACTCCGCGTCGTCGAAATCATGGCCATCCTGATAGGTGGTTCCATTCCCGCCCTGGATCTCGATATGGTTCGCGAGCCCGAGACCCGCGTCCGATGGATAGAGTTGCCACGAGAGGTAGACATCGCGGCCCACGAGCCCATAACCGGAGCTCGCGGAGGCGTCAGTGGTCCGGTTGAAGACGATATATATCGTATAGCCCGAATCTCCAGGCTGCGCCGGCGTGGTGATCCACTTCGTGCCTGAGAAGCGCAAGATGGGGTGACCGTTGATGATGTTCGTTTTGTAGATCGGCTGGTTCGCGCCCGTGGCTTGAACGGCATGATTCCCGAGCCCGGAGAAGTCCGTCCACGAGGCGATCGCATCGCCGTCGGATAAGCCCATCATCTTGCGTGAGGCGCCCCAGAATATCAATCCACCGATCGAGCCGTCGAGCGGGTCCCAGGGCGGGGGTACGATCGGCTCAAGCTTCAGGAGCGCATCGACCGTTGCGGATCCGTCCGGCGAGCAGCCCATCGTATAGATAGGGCCAGAGCCCGAACCTGTGATCTTCGTACCAATGAGGGTGACGTCGGCCCGGTCGATCGGTTCATACTGAAAAACCGGCACATTCCCCATCCTCAGACGATAGAGCGAGCGGTCGACCTTGAAGAATTGCCAGGCATAAAAGGCCACATCGCGGGCGATGGCGTCGGGGATGAAGTCGTTAGAGATTGTTTGCGTTCGCTTATCCGAGAGCACGGCGACATCGAAGGCGGTCCCGTTATAGGTCGTGATCTTGGTCGCCGAGTTGATCTGGATCAGGTCGGCCTTCGGATATGCGAGAAGGGTCTCCTGGACATCCGAGACGTTCGAGCGGTCGAGCGCGAGCCCATTTCCGGTCGTGGTGGGGTTTCCCGAATCATCGGCCCTGCGGTAGCAGATTGCGCGCTTGGCGAATGAGATCGTGCCGAGGAGGAGAAACGAGTTCAAGATCTTCTTGATCGCCGGGGTGATGGAGGTATCTTTGAAGTTCGCCATCGTGAGCGCCGGCACCACCTTCGCGCACCACTGCAGTAGGTCACGCACTCCCGTCTGGTAGATCGCCGCATCGTTTATCAGATACAGTCTTCCGTTGGCCTCGACCATCTGGTGATATTTCGTGTAGATATGGCTTCCGGTGATTGCATTCGTGCTCGTGAGAAGCGTGGGCGTGTTGTTCAGCACCGAGTAGAGCGCAAGCCCGAACATCGATGCCGCGTCGACCGTGAAGTAAGTGAGGTTGTCGACGGGGTCAGCATAGATGTTATCGCATAGCCCATCCGGGGAGAGATCGAGTACCTGGACCGCCGTCGCACTCGAGTCGGTATGCGACCAGATCGCGGGGGCTATCCCAGAGGGATCAAACCAGTAGTACACCCTTCCCTCGGCATCATTGTGCGCGGCGGCCCGGAAGTAGTTGTCGATCCCCGGCACTTTCTCGCCATTGTCCACCCAGGTTCCCGATCCGTTCACCTGAAACTCCCTGAGGGCGTGCTGGCCGGAGTTGTTGTAGACTCTGAAGCGGATCTTGCTCGACCCGATCTTATGCATGAAGATGGAGCGGATGCCGTTGCCGGTGGTGTAGGCGAGGCCGATGCCGGTCGCGATCGTCGTCACCGCAAGCGAGGAGCCGTCGATCCTTTGGAACTTACCCCTCGAGGTCGCGCCGTCGTCATCGGTGAAGACGAGGGCATACTCCCACGAGCTCCCCGCATAGTTGAAGTCGACGAGCTCCATCGAAAGATGCACGCTATTGCCGGTTGCGACGGCCGAGGAAAGGGTATTCGACCCGACATCGTAGCGGTAGATGCTGGTCCCATTGTAAATCCAGACGTGGTTATTTCGCGCATTATAGAAGAGCCGCGTGATAACTGCCGAGGGGATTGTGGTTTTGAGCGTATAGATCCCCGTCAAGACGTCCCTGAAATAGAGTTTCGCATCTACAGCCACCCAGAGATTCGTCCCGTCGGTCTCGAGGGCGTTCTTCACGCCCGTCACGATGCCGTCATTATTCGGAGGCACATCGATATGTGAGAGCCTCTTCTGACCATCCCAGGTTGAGAACTCGATCGTGTCGAAGTTGACACTCGTCATGCCAATCTGCTCATAAAGCTTCGCGAGGATGAACCGGATATCGGCGTCGGCATACCATCTCTTGGGGAGCGTCTGGCCTGTCTGGACCACCACGAAGTCGTCATAGACGGCGTTCGGGAATGAAGTCGGTGAGACGACGTAAACCTTCACCCTCTGCGTATCCGTCCCGCCGGTGGGCGCGTTGCCGATGGTATAGGTGCCGTTCGAGGGGATGGCGACCCACGCCCCGCCGTCGAAGTTCACACCCTGGGCCGGGTCCCAGCCAATCGCGTGCGTTCCGAGCGTGACGGCATAGCTCGCGATGTTGACATCGATGATATAGATGCCGGCGAGAGTCGGGAGAATTAATCCATCATGCGATCCGTCGACGTTATGGAATATCGGCTGGCAGCTCACAACCTCGGCCGGGAGACGGTTCCCGAGCTCATCTGCCGAATAGCACGTCAGGGCGGTCTGGTCGTCGAGCTCCATCGAGAGGCTCCCCGGCGGGTCGATCCACCCGGCGAAATAGTAGATCACGTCCGAGGCACCCTGAAGCATCATCTCGGTCTTAATCTCGACTCTATCGATGCCGTTGAAGACATTATCCTTCCACCACTGAATGTCTTTGATCGAGAATGAGATCGAGTCGGCGGTAAACTGCCCGAGCTGATATTCCACCTTGGCGATCGAATCAGCGAGTGAATCGCGGACAATCCGATCGGTGACTTCGGTCCAGGCTGTGCCGGAATCGAGCGGCTCGGAGAGCAAAGCCGTTTTTCTCACGAAGGAGCGGAAGATGAGGATCTTCGAGGCGCCGCGCGCCAGGTCGTTGAACTCGGGAGAGGCGGTAAGCTTCAAGGCAGGATCGTCGGCTTGGAGCGGGTATTCTTGAAGAATGCAGCCGGGTCTTCGACGCCGAGCTTTCTCATGCCCTGCTCGACAGCAGTCTTGACGTTATCGGCCGTAACCGCTCCTTTGAAATTGATCGTCAGATACAGATTGTGGACCTGATTATTGTTGTTGACGATCGTCTGGCCGCGCGGGCTGATCGTGGATTGCGAGGATCCTTGAGCCGGGAAGCTCGGCAACGGCCCGAAGGCTGACGGTTCGATACCGAGTTCGATCGGCGAGCCATTACTATCGACAATGCCGCCATCGTGAAATTCTCTGAGATTCGAGATAATCGTTTCCGCATCGCGCGCGATCGCGAGGGTGGGGAGCTGATCAGCGCGGGAGAGGATCTCAAGGCCTTGGGAGGCAATAATCTTCAGGAGATCCGGATGGGAGCGCATTTCTCGCTCGATCGTATAATAATTGGCGAGGATCTCTTGGATGGAGGATTCCTGCCGCTCGGTGCGGATGGTCTCGCCGCCGCGGACCAGGATCGGGAACTCACGCGAGGGGGGCGCATCAATATAGACGCCCTCGTGGGCCTTGGGAAGCTGCTCTGGAGATGCGGATGAAATGATCTTCTCTTTCTCGAGCTCCCTGAGCAACGATTCCGCATGATCGACGTCTTTAATCAGCGATGAGAGAACGACCGGCGGCGCTCCTGCGATCGGAGCCGCCGGAATCAAGGAGCGGCCGGGGGCACCTCCAGAGACAGGTCCTTGGATCTGTCCGGCTTCACTTCCAGCCATTGCCGGGTTTCCAGTGACGGGAGCAATGAGCTTCTCAATCAACGAGACATTCTTTTCGATCTCGCGGATGAAACTTGAGCTTGCAACGCCCTCTGCAGTCGCATGAGAAGATTCACCTGGCGTTGGCTGATCGCCTGAGGCTGCTCGGTCGCCTATCGCGGCGCCGTCGTGAGGCTTCGGGGGCGCCTCGGCGTTCGAGAACGAGACGAGCTTCTCCCGTTCGAGCTGCCTGATCAGCGATTCTGTCTGATCTATCTCCTTGATCAGCGACGAGAGAAGGATCGGCGGATTTCCTGCGATCGGTGCCGCGGGAATCGACGAGCGGCTCGGGGCAGCTCCAGGGACGGATCCCTGGACCGGTCCGGCTTCACTTCCAGCAACTGCCGGGTTTTCAACAACGGGCTTGATGAGCCTTTCGATCAACGAGACATTCTTTTCGATCTCGCGGATGAACGTCGAGCTCGCGATATCGCGTCCCGATGGCCGAGCCTGGACCGGGGGAGCGGGACCCTCGCCCGATGAGCGCATATCGCTCACTGCGGCCCCATCGTGAGCGCGGGGCATTGTCGCATCGGGTGTTGCCGATTCAGGTTCGATCGGAATTGATCCCGGGCCAATCACCGATTCGATGGTTTTCAGCTCTTTGGCGAGCTCGGTTCTTTCGGCGTCGGTCGTCAGACGATCGATCAGCGCTATTGATCGATCGAACTCCTTGATGAGCGATGAAATTACACTCGAGGATCGGGAGGTAGTCTTGGAAGCTGAAACGGGCTGGCCGGCGAGGGCGCCCGACGGTGAGGATCTCTCCACTCCTTGAGGCTCACTTCCAGCGACTGCCGGATTTCCGGGCTCGGGGGGAATCAACTTCTCGATGATCGAGATGCTGTTTTCGATCTCGCGGATGAACTCGGAGCTTGTGATATCGCGTCCGGATGGCGGAGCGGGAGTCTGAGCGGTGAACCGATCGGCCATAGACGTCGCGTCGCCGACCGCGGCGCCATTATGGGCCCGAAGCAATTCGATCGCTGCATGATCGGCCATGGGCGCCGGAAGGCTCGCCCGGATGCCGAGCGTCGATTCGATCGTTTTCAAACTTTCCATTATCCCGGTCTTTTCAGACTGCGAACGCATGCGATCGATCAGCTTCTCGGAGCGGGAGATCTCGGAGACGAAATTTTGCAGGCGCTCGAGTTTTGATACTCTCTCCGAGGACCTGGCTGTTGCCGCTGGGCCGCCGGCAGGAGGCGAAATGACTATCGTTCCGCTGTGGGCCTCGTGCGCAGCACCCCCAGCGGCTCCGGTGAGATTGGGGAGCTCGGGTAGATCCAGATCGAGATCGAAGATGCGCGCGGCAGCTGGAACCCCCTTGAGAACTTCCGGATGATCCCGAAGCGATTCTCGCAAGATTTTCTCGCTTCTGATGACCTCCTGGATTCGGGCCTCCTGGAGCTCGGTACGAACGGTCTCCCCTCCTCGCACCAGGATGGGAAACTCTCTCGAGGGCGGTCCGGCGATATACTGGCCTTCATGGGCCGTGGGTATGGCGCTGCCTGAGCCGCCGGCGATGTCGATCCCGCCGATCGAGCCCCCAGGGACCTGACCGCCTTCATGGAAGAGAAGGGCGAAGATATCTGTGACCGCGAGCGTGGCGAGCTTTTCGAGCGCGGTTGTGACGACATCATCCCAGAATTTCGCCCAGACATCGGAGAGCTGATCAAGGGTGGAGCGTGTGTTGTCGGCATACGCCTTATTCAGATCCTCCTCGCGCTGGATCCGGTTTGCGGTGAGATCCTGGAGGCGAAGGTCATACTCTTTGCGTGAAATCTCCCCATCATGGAGCTGCTTGGCGAGCGAGAGGCGGGTTTTCTGATCCTCGATATTCGCGAGCTCGTTACGGCGTTTCATCCCTTCGAGATCATTCGCCGCGCGGGTGTTGTCAAATCCCAGGAGAGTCGAGAGCGCCTTGCCGGCAGCTTTGCCTGTGGCATCCTCGAAGGATTTCCAGAGGTCCTTGAACTCCCTTGAAGAATTCTTCGTCAGCCGGTCGATCGTCGCCTGGACCTGTTCGATATTCTCATCGATACGTGCAAAATCCTCCGGATCCACATCGAAGGCGATATGGCGCCTTTGCTCTTCGAGCTTATGCAGCTGCTGTTCCAAGCCTTCGATCGTATCTTTGGGATATTCGATCTCAACGCCCACCACGACCGGCGTTTTCATCGATTCTCTCAAACGATCAGCCCAGCCTTGTGCTTCCTGAAGCTTCGCATTCAGCGCATCCCACTGTGGCGAGAGGGCCGGGGTCCTGAGGAGCTCTTCATTGAGCGAGTGAATCTGGGCGTCGATATCGTTCAGCGTGAAGCCGCGGAACGAGGTTTTCAGCTTGTCGGCGGCCTCATCGGCGGAGAGAAGATGCTCGGAGAGAATTCTGTGAGACGCCGCCAGCTGCTCAGCTTGTTCCCTGGAAGCGGCGAGCGTTTTATCGAGATCTTTCTGAGCGTTGATGATCCGGGCGGTATCCTGGATCCACTTCAGAGTCGAGGGATCGAGCTCATCGACGGCTTTCTGCATCTCCTTGATATGCTGTCGGGCGCCATCGACAGTAGCAAGCAGCTCCTTGAGATCATCTTTCTGGGCGGCGAGCTCGGCGAAAAGCCTCGGAGGGGCGCTCCTGCCGAGCTCTTTTACCTTTGCCTCGATCGCCGTGATATTGGCTTCGATCGCGGCGAGGCTCGATTTGTCGCCCGAGAGATGACTCAAGACCTGATCGACGCCAGAGAGATCGGTTTTGAGGTTCTTCGCTTTACCTGAGAGGATATCGGCGCCCTGGCCTGCGGCCGCGAAGGCATCGAAGGTCTTTTTCTCGAGATCATTGACGGTCGCATCGAGCTCCTTGGCGAAATCCTGGACCGATGTGCTTCCGCTAATCCCGAGCTTATTGAGCGCAATCTCACCAACTTCGGCGATCCCCACCAGGCCTCTGACCGCTTCGACGAAGGCGCCGGCGAGCGCGGTCTCGACGCCCATGGCGACGATCTCGACTTTTTCGGCGGCGATACTGAAGACGTCCTTGAGATCGTTCGTGGCAGCTTTCACCGCCTGAATCTTTTCCTCGTTCGTGAGCATGGCGAGGTTCGCCAGATCGAGCTTATCGATATACTTCTGATGGATCTGGGTGAGGATCTCCATCTGGGTACTCTGGCCTGCGACTTCACCCGTCATCGCGGCGAGCGCCGCGGCAGAGTCCTTCGAGCCCTTGGTGAGGTCGACCTGGATGCCGGCGAGCTTCAACATCCGCACCGAGCCGCGTCCGACGCCTTCGGTGATCTGGTCGAAGGCATCTGCGGTCGATATCCCCATCTGTCGGGCCCGATCGCGCGCGAGGAGCATCAGGCTCCCGATTTCATCCAAGGGGACATTGAGGGCGAGGGCGCGGTTGGTGGATTCGATGATCTTCTGATCGTCGATCAAGCCGCCGGACTTCTCTTTGATATCGGCGAAGACGGTTGTCGCATCCTCCCCCATTTTCGTCACATTCTGCTCAAAGACCTGACGTGCCTGCTCGATTTTCGCGCCTTCATCGGCCATATCCATGAGCTTATGGACCGTGAAGGCGGTCCCGCCGATCGTAAGCCCAAGAGAGAGCCAGTCGGATTTGACGGTCTGGGTGAGGGTATGCGAAGTGGTCCCGATTTCTGAGGCGACCTTCTTCCAGACGCCGGAAGCTTCATCGCGGAGTTTCAGGATCATCTCTATTTCGCGATTGGTGACGGCCACGGCTTCAGCGCTTGGGGGTACACTGGAGTTTCATGTCCAGATAGATCGCACGCATCTGGGAGAAGGCGGCGGGCATTTTTAAGTAATCTTGGAACGTCATTTGGATCAAGCCGTTTTCCAGTTCATTCAAGAATGAGACGATGGCCAATTGCTCTCTGAACGTTTTCCGCAAGTCATCCGGCGAAACGGTCTCGCCGGTCGTGGGATCCTGGATGATCCCTTCGCCCTTCAGGATCTTCGGCTCGAAGAACACCTGGAGGGCGCGCCTCAGTTTTTTATTTCTTGCTCCGAGAGCCGGTGTGCGCTCGTGATCTCAACGGCGAGCTTCTGGATCCACGTGATATCGAACTTTTTCAGGAGCTCATCGGGAAGGCCCTGGCGCCTACCCACATTGGTAACGGGAATCGCTTCGGTGCGGAACGCGATCTCTTTGCCATCTGAGCCGGCAAAATTCTTCCAGCCCTTGAGGCCGAAGCGGACGATCTCGATGTCTTTTACCTGCACCCAGAACGTGACGTCGCTCGGGGCGTCATCACCGTTCCGATTGAGCTTGTACCGGGTGCGGCCGTCATTGATCGCGCTCATGAGGAGGGCGTCGACGATTCCGAGCTTGAAGATGGTGCGGTCTTCGACCGTGTCGGGTTCGAGGGAGAAATCCCAGATATAATCGGGATCGATGGCGCGTAACATGTTTTATATTCCTTCTTGTGACGTGAACAGGATTTAAAACAAGGAGCTGCCGGTCAACTCCGACAGCTCCTTGACCGCTTTTGATGCCTTGACTCTTAGGTCAGCGCGATCGATACGTGATCGTCGCCCGTATTCTGATTGAACTGGAGCGGGACTTTGTAGGTGAGAAGTCCTTTCCGGTCCTGATAGGAGGCGTCAAGGTACTGGGCCCCGGGGAACGTGAACGTGACAATATTGCCGGCGGTGGCTCCGACCGTGATCCCGATCGTGCCCTGGGCGCCCGTCATGACCTTATCCCAGAAGGCGTGATCAGCGACCGCGGCGACTTCAGGATCGCAGGACCCTTCAGGAGCCCGGTTGGTGATGATGAAGCCGAGGAGCGCGTTCGGGGAATTCGCATCCTCGCGGGGGGTGACGGTGTTTTTGAGCATGTACTCGAAATTCGCGATCACGCCCGCGAAGCCGAGCATCGAGAAGTTGGCCGACTGCAGGATCTCCGGGATCTGCGCGAGATAGGTCTGGGTCGGGAAGGAAGCATCGGTCGGCGTCGCATACTCGCCTGAGAAGGTGAACTCCCAGTAGCCGAGCTTTCCGGCGGCCAGGGTGAGCTTGAAATCACCCAGGGCGCCTTTAACCACGTGCTTCACCCCGTCCATGAAGCACTGGATCGTGCAGGATTTGCCGGGCCCGAAGAACGACGAGCTCGCCGGGGCGGAGGTCGGCGCATAGGTGACGCTCGTAGCGGCGACGACGGTTTCTGTGAAGCCGCAGGCCTGGATCGCGGCCGAGAAGGGCGCATAGGCCGTGCCGGCGGTGCCAGAGCCTTTTACCTCGGTTCTGAAAGTCACCTGGACATACTTTGTGCCCATGACATGGGGCAGCGTGTCGATCGTGCTCCGCTTCGGCTCGCGCTTGAGGAGCTCGGGGATCGGCTTGATATCGAGAGCTTCCACGAGCATGAAATCGGTCGCGGTGAGAGTGGCGGCGGTGCCCTGAGTGGTCTCGGTCTTGATACCGAGCACCATTTTGTGGGAAAGTTTTGGCGAGCTCATAGCGGTTTAGTCTCCTCTTTTTGGAATTCGGTTTCGTTACTGCAGAGCTTGCCCGTATTGGGATCTCTGACTGTGAAAATAAGAGCCTGGGGCGCCGGCGGATTCGGGGGCGGCGCGGATTTCGGGTCTTGCTCGTCGGATGAATCGGATTCGATGTCAATCATGGCAATCCTCGAGAGTTAAGATTCCTGGAACTTGTTCGTCCGGTAGAGGACGTAAAAATTGAGAATGGCGCCCCCGATGGTGCGCTCTTTCTGGTCCATGAGGATCGAATCATCCTCGAGGAAGGTTGCAGTCGCGAGGCCGCCCCATTTGATATCATCACCTGTGGCTTTGTAGACATCGGCGATGATTTTCCGGACCTCCTCATGGGTGAGAGATCCAGAGGTGCAGACGAGCTCGACCTCGAAATAGAGATTCCAGTTATCGAAGCTCGCGGGTCCGCCGGTGACTTCATCGGCTTTGACTTCCTTATAATCCCGGATATTGAGAGCGGGGAGGTCCTGGGCCTGGATGATGCCAGGGCGCCAGACGAAGACATTGTTTCCGACGTTGGTGTGATAGGTATTCGCAATCTTGATTGTCTGGTATTTTGTTTTGATCGCATCGACAATGCTCTGCCGTTTGATAGCCATTTCAAGAGGCCGAGTCCCTGGATAGGTTCACCATCGTAATTCCGGTTGTCGATGGATGCACCTCGGTGACATGATACACGATGATATCGATCGTAAGCGTGGCCTTGTTATTGATCCCAGGACAATTGGCACTCCGGATGAGTGCGGTTGGCCCGACTGATTCGAAAGTCGTGCCCCCGATCGATACATCCATCTTTTCGCGCTCGAAGATGATCTTGATTGAGTGGGATCCGCCTGAGGGGTCGACGTAGGTGCAGGGATCGGCGAAATCGCTCTCATCGAAAAAAACGTCGATATCCTCTTCCCAGATCTTGGTCAAGGTTTGTAATTCACCGTCGATGTATATTTGGGGCTCGTCACGCCCTGGCCTGACGATCTGAAGGCATAACGCCACCTCAGGACGACATCCAGGCCTGTGAACTTCTCGGCCGCCGCGCTACGGAGCGAAAACTCCTTCCAGGATGATCCCGTCGATTGGAAAATGAGGGAGTCTGCGAGCACATTCGTCCAGGTGGACGATCCCCGGATCTCGATGTCGGCATATACATCGATCTTCGCGCTATCTGTGACCATCACCGTGTTGGAGAGAAATTTCGCAGCTCCCACCCTGAGGCCGCCCGCCGAAGGCGATGGGAACGTATCGATCTGGCTTGCGATGAACGATGCGCCTGATGCGAGCGAATACGTGTTGAAGAGCGAGATGCCCTTCGGATTGAAGCTCGTTTGCGCCGGCGCCGGGTCCGTCAGCGCGAAAACGAGCAGAAGGGGGATGAGAAGCGCCCCGACGATATGTTTGTGTGAGCTCGTCGTCATGATTTGTCTCCGTCCGGCTGTGTCGTCTTGTCTTTCTTATCTTTCTTGACGGCCTTCGAATTGTCGCCTTTCGAGAGCCGGCCGATCGAGACGAGGTAATTGCCTTCCTGCTCATCGAGTGTGACAACGTCGCCAACCTCTTTATGCTCGCCCTCGATGAAGCAGCTTTTTTCGACCGTGTAACTCAGAAGTTTGCCCATTTGAAATTCTCCTTATCGATTGGGTTCAAAATGCGGCGCCCCGGATAGACAAGAGGCGCCGCCTCGTAATTTTCAGGAACGCTTCAGCTTCCGCGCGGGGACCTCAGCCCTTACGAAATGCTGTTTGAGGCCGCGATCGCGGCGACCTGTCGCAGCACGGTATCGACGTCGACGTAGATATTGACGCGCGTGAGGCCGTCCTTATCGCCCGCATAGGGATTCACCAGGATATCCAGATTGCCCCAGTAGCCCAGGATCTCTTGTGAGAAATCGCCGAAGAACATGTAGCCCGAGGCGATCTGATTCGAGATGATCGAGCCATAGCCGTTGACGAGCCCGGAATCATCCATCAGGAACACCGGAAAGCCGGGCGTCTTCGGCCGCGTCTTCATGATGCCACGGACGGCGGGATTGGTGATATAGAACATCGTCTCGACGTCCGCGTTTCCGACCGCGACGTCGGTTTCGAATTCGACGACGGCATCCCATCCCATGCTCGCACCACTGACGGCGCCGATGCCGGTTTCATTCGCGATGCCCTTGGGCTGATTCGAACTTCCAAGCCCGTGAAAGACGGCCTTATCAACGCCGAGGCGCGCGATCGTCAGGAGATCGTTCTGGACGAGCGTCTCGATCGACGGGGTCGACTGCAGGAGGAGAAGCCTCGTGTACTCCTGGAATGCGCGGCCTTCCTTGGGGCTCATTGGGAGCGAGCCTGTGGTGAGGGCGGATCCTGAGGTCGTGCCCGTCTCCCCGGTCCATTCGAAGCTCGCGGCGCCCGTCTGGCGCGGGATGGAAATATTGCCCTGGAGTCCGAAGAGAACCTGGACGCCGGCGCGGCCTGCGACCGCCCGATTTCTCAAGAGATCGACGAAGAGATCGGCGCGAAGGTCTGTGGCAATGAGCTCCTTGGCTCCGCTTGTCGTTGTGGTCGTGAGCGCCCGGGCGGCATGGACGAGGCCTGCCTCGAGGGCGATCCGCTTGAGTTCCGCAACCTCTGATTCCGAGCCGATCGGGATGACGCTCGCCCGGTTCTGTATATCCCAGGGAACGAAACTTCCATTGGGCTTTTTCTGGACGCGCTTGGCGATCTCGGTCGAACATTCCTCCTCGAACTCCGCCTTGATGCGAGAGTTCGGAAGCTTCGACTGGATGAGCCTGAGGAGAGAATACCGCTTCGTCTCCTTCTCCGAGAGCCCGAGCTGGGAATCGGGCGTGAAGATCGCACCGCCGTCTGCGGCCATCCGATCTGCGATCAGCCCTTTGAAATCGCGGACCGGCAAGCCTTTGTTGATCGCCTCCGTGCGGAGCTCCACGATCTTCGGCATGCGCGTGGTGAATTTGGCTGAAATCGATTCGATATCAGCCACCCGCTGCCGCTCGTCCCTCAGGATCTCTTCTTCGGTCTTCGCCGGCGGGTCCTGTACTGTTTCTTTTGTCATGGTTCTTACTCCCATAATGGTGATTGGTTCCTCTTCCGGCTTATGGCCTTCGGGGATGAGTGAATTCAGATCAAAATTGCGCCCTTCGGCGATCATCTCGAACGCCTTGAGATCGTCGTAATATTCGAGGCCGCGATGGCCCACGGAGGTGTCGGCGGGGATCGAAACGGACGATCCCTCGATGGGCTCCCAATCGTCGATGCGGTAGACGGGAGCCTTATCGCGCAGCGCCATCGCCTTTATCTCGTCGGTCATCTCCTCGGGTGCAAGCTCGGTATAGCGATGGACGAGATATCCTTGAGAAGTCTCGAGCCTGATTTTGTCGCTATGGAGCGAGAAAAGCTCATCCCCCAAGAGTGTGCGCGCGAAACGGACATCACCGGAAGTATTCTTGCCGTCGTTTTTGTAATTCTCAATTCGTCCGCCCTGCCGGCGCATATCATGCATATCGAGGAAGGCGAGGCCGCCTGATGCCCGGCCCATGCGAACCGCGGCCGGGTCGTGATTTAGAACCTCAATCCCCCACCACCGGGAGATGGGATTATCGGAGGAGAAGGTCATCGGAATGGTTCGACTCTCCTTATCGATTGCGGCATCTCTTTGCTGGTGGATGATCCGGTAATGCGGCTTCGAGGTGATATACGCTCGGACTTCCTCGGGGCTCAAATGTTTCTTCTTCATTTCAGTTTACTCCTACAAGTGCGCCATTTGTTTTCTTGTCTTTTGCTGGAGCGGCGCCCGGCTCCTGGAGATCCGGGCCGCCTGTAAGGGGCGCGGTCGGCTTCGCGTCGAAATTGAGCGTGACCCCGTATTTTTTCGCGAGTTCATTGGCGCGCGCGGCTTCTTCCAGGATCTCCTCAAGATCATCTCCGTTCTGGGCAACCTCGCGAGTGAGCGAGGTGAGGCCTGAGCGAAGCTTCATGAGTGTCGCCTCCGCATCCTTGGTCGGATCAACCCAAGGCCAGCGCTTCCCGATGAAATAGGGCTTATCGTAATAATCGAACTCGGCCATGGGATCCCGGCGCCGGCCGTCGAGTGTGATCGCCCCTTTGAGGAGCGCCTGTTCCAGCCAGCTTGAGAAGAGCGGCTCGAGGAAGGACTCTATCATCCACTCCTGAGCCATCATCCAGCTCTCGCGCTCATCCAGGAGGCCCACGCGGCCGGAGGAATAGCTCGTCTCGGTGAGATCGTTCGCAAGGGTGATGTAGCTGACGTCGAGGCCGCTCGCGGCGCGCTTGCCCTCCATTTTCATGAAGGGTTCGAACTGAGCATCGGGGAAATTCGCGTGAGGCTGGTTAACCTCGTATCCTTTGGGAAGGAGATGATAGGATCCTTCCTCGGTGTCGATCGTGATATTTCCATCGGCATCCTTCCCATCACCGACGAATTCCGCAGGGATCTGATCGGGTTTGGGCTGGATGAAACCGAGTCGTCGGGCGGCGATCGTCGCATTGGTCAGATTCGCGCTTTCATACTCCGCAATCTTCTGCATGCGGAGCATCGAGGGGGCCATCTCGGAGACGCCTCGCGTCTGGAAGGCGCGCGTCTTATCGAAGCCATAGTAGATTTGATCGGCCGGCACGCGCGTCCGATCGGCAACGAACCCCAGGGAGAAGACCGAGATTCCGGGCACCCACTTCCTCAACCAGTAGGCGACGCGCCTCCTGTTTTTATCGAATTCAATTCCCATGATGACGACATTGCCGCCCGGGGCGACGACGGTGTAAGTCTCATCGAGAATATCGGGCTCGAGGACCTCGAGCTGGAATCCATATTTGGAAGAATTCCTCACACCCCGGACGAGGAACTCGCCATCGCGCTTGAGGTGGGTCGTGACGATATGCTGGATCGACCGGAAGGATTCCTGACCGGTGACGTCACAATTCTTCCGGCGGGACCAATCCCTGAAGGCTTCCTCGATCATGGCATTCGCATGCTTATCGGGAATTTTATTTCCCTTGGCGTCGATATCGACGACCTTCATTTTCAGCGCGAAGCCATAGGCGCCCGGGATATTCTTTCTCGCGAGCTTGAGATAGCGGCTTCCGAAACAGTCGTTCTGTTCGAGATAGCGGGCCCGGGCACGCAGCGGAACGAGGCCCTGCCGCACATCCTGATCCATTGAAGTCGGGCCGATCGGGAAACTGAGCGAGAGGCGGTCGAGCTTCGAGGCCTCGTAGCTTCGGAGCTTCGAGGCGACGCGAAAGAGATGCGTTGCTACGACGCGGGCGATATCGCGCATGAAGCTCATTGGGTCGGCGCCAGCCTTGCGAGAACTTTTCGAGAGCCCAGGCCCTGGTTGATCCTTTCCAGATTCTCCTCGTTCTGAATCTCGAGGATGAGCTGGGACCGGAGTTTCATGAGATCCTCGAGCTTCGGGCGAATGAGGCGACGGCCGGCGATCTCGAGCTCGAGGACGGGCCGGGTGGAATAGGATTTGATCGCCGCTTCCACTTTCTCGAGACTCTGGCGCGCGAAGGATCTCCGATCCGACGGCGAGGTTTCATCGGCAAGATTCGGGAGAATCTCGATGGACCCGGTCCAGAGCGTGTGACGCTCGAGATCGGCTCCCGATCCGCGCTCGACGTAACCGACAAACGAATAGACGCCGGCGGCAAGAGCTTTCGACGCATCAGAAGAGATAGCAAACAGGTAGGCGTCAGAATCGACGGTAGATGTGACGTCGAATTTTCCGGAGGCGCTTGTCAGGTGATACTTCGCCGCCCATCCACCGATGGGGGGATAGAGATCAGATGTCTTCTTCCAGGCGACGCTATCGCCCGCGCGGAAGGAGTTAAGCTCTGAATCCACTACCAGCTTCGTTTCATTTTATGCGGTCCGGAATGATGAGTTCTTCATTCGGGAACGATAATCGCGAACTTCTGTGTAATTGTCAGGGGATTTTTGGGGATTTTTGCTCCCCCAACCGGGTCTAAATCAACAACTTAGCTCTGCGGGGTTTTTGAGAAAATCGGAACTTGAGGGGTGAGCGCGGAAAAGCTACTAAAATCGGGGTTTATCGATCCGGCGGATGGTGAGTTCTCGGGGTTGAGCAGGGGCCGATGAAGGAAGAATTTTAAACGTGAGAATCCTCTCGATCTGATAGGATGAGAGCGAATCGAGGATCGATTCTACTACCTCCGAATCGCTCATATGCAGATCCGCTCCGATCGCTCTCAGCTTTGCGGCATTGCGGACAATCTTAGGCCGAGAGACCGTTTGTTCTGTCACCGGCGGCGATCGCGCGAGCGGGAGATCTTCGTGATGAAGCTCGCCGAGCGCTTGGGGGGCTCGGGAACCGGATGATCATTCTGACTATCGGCGATGGGCGAGGATTTCAGTGCGCTGATTTTTTCTTCGAGCCTCTCTTTGAGCTTGTCAAAATTCGGGCGCAGGAGCTCGACGGCCGCCAAATTGTAGACCTTGCAGTCGAGCATTTCATTGCGCTCTCCCTCTTTCAGCTTCCACACATACTTATAAAAGCCCTTGGCATCCCGAACGATCACGCGCTTCTCGGCGGTGAGCTGGCGGAAGTAATCATCCTTGCAGCGATCGGGGAAGTGCATATAGCCCGGACCGGGTTTGTCGATCGCGAGGCGGTCCATGATCCGGGTCTTGATCGCATCGACGCCGATGATGGCGAGACGGGCCCGCTGCTTATTGTTGTAGTGGACCTTGATGATGAACTCGCGCTTGGAGCCCTCCTCCCCTTTGACGGCGAAGAAGCGTTTCATCTGGCGCTCCTTCACATAGGAGTAGGCGTTCTGCGTCGAATAGCCGCTATCGACGGTGACGCAGGCGAGACCATTCGAGGTCCAGGGTTTCAAGACGAGCCCCGATTCATGATGCCATTCGATCGCGAGGAAGGTATCGAGCTCCGCCCAGGTCGCGGATCGGTCCGGGGATCCGATGATGATGCGGCGATCGATGAACCAGTTTTCAAAATTGAGCCCCCACCCTTCTACGGTCGCCTCGAGGCGGTCGATCTGGATGTCGACTGCGGCAGTGAGGACCAGGGCGCCAGAGGGGACATGCTCATACTTCTCCACGCGCTTTAAGAGGCTATCCTCATCGATCTCGATCGACTTCTCCTCTTCGAAGGTCTCACCCAATCGTTGATTGATGAAGACTCGGAGGCGTTCTTTAAGTTTTTTGGTGCCCAGGAATCCCTTTGCCAGTTCATTCCAGCTTGAGAATGGACTGACGAGCTCGGAGAGATGGAAGCCGGCATGATTTGTCACCTCTGGTTTGAGCGCGATCCACTTGCCGGCGCGGATCATGGCAAGTTTCGACCGCTCCTCGAGCTTGGCATGGCAGTTCTGGCACTCATAGTAGCACCAGGAGAGATTCTCTTTGTCGAACCTCAGATACGATCCCGAGAGGGAGCTAAACTGGGAGCGCGGCGAGAAGATGAGGAGCTGGCTGAACCGGCACTCGGGGCATGGAACATAAAAATGCCGCTGGTCTGAAGTGAGATATTCCGCTTCGATCCTCGAGAGGCCGCGGGTCGTGGGGTTTGAAACTTTGACAATCTTCCGGTGATGGTAGAGATAGGTGATCGTGCGGTTACGCGCGAGCTCGATCTGGTCGCCCTCGCCGCCTGCGGAAGTCTCATAGCCGTCGACGTCGTCGAGCAAGACGCGCTGGATAGTTTTCTGGCGGAAGCCGGCCGCAGAGTTGGAGCCGATTATATACAGAACTCCGCCAGGGAAGTTTTTGTGGAGGATCTCGTTTTTGCGGTCCTTGATCTTGTCAGAATGGACCTTGCCGCGGAGGCATGGTGTATCGCGGACCATGGGATCGAAGTGATCCTTCGACCAGGTGCGACCCTCATTCTTCCCGGGCTGGACGACGAGTATGGGCCCCGGGTCCTGGTCGATCCAATAGCCGACGGCATTATCGATCACGGCCTGGGTGCCGCCCGTGCGGACGCTCTTCATGAGGGTGATCTCATCGATCCGGGGGTCGGTGAGAGCATCCATCATCTCGCGCTGATACTCAGCCTTGCTTGTCTCCCACCGGCCGCTTTCCGCGCTTGCCTCGGGCGAGAGCATCCGGTAGCGGTCCGCCCACTGGCTTACCGTCAGGAGCGGCGGCGGCTTGAAGATCTCGGTCGACCGGACGAGCCGCAATCGGAAGTTTTCGAGTCCTACCGATTCGATCGGGGACTGAGGAGAGCTCCTCGAGGCATTTGCGGATGAAGTTGACAAGGTATGGCTCGATCTCTTTGTTGGCTAACTCACGCGCAGCATGCTTCGGGATCCCCATGAGGATCGAGCGAATGCCTGAGAGCACAGGTTCGACGGCGTCGACGGCGTCGTCGACGGATATGACGGATCCACGTTCTTTGAGCAGGCGGATCTCGAGCATGTCGGCCTGATACTGGGCCTTGCGCTCCTCAGAGCGCTGGATCGATTGGCCCTCTTTCCTACTTTCCTCGGCCATGTCGTGGTAATACTTGACGAGCCAGCGGGCGCATGCCCTGAAATCGTACTTACCCCGGGCGAGGCGAGGGAAGCCCTTCTCCTTGGCGAGCCGGTTGAACCAGCGCTTGGAGGTGATAACATCCTTGAAAAACTCGGTGAGGAAGTCGAGTGAGACGACGTCACGCTTCCGGGTCCTTTTTTTCATTCATCCTGGTGGGCGAGGATTGAAAGAGAGCTACGGTCAGCCTTTTGCGCTGGCACCATTCGAAGCTGAATCGATCGATTGCAAATGTGTGATGATGTCACGCAGCTTTTGCGCACGATCGAGGAGCTGGCGCTCTTCGCGCTTCAATTCCAGGATTGCAGTTTCGAGCCCACCCCCCCCACTACTGATGCGGCCTTGTGGGATCCATTCTTCCGCGGACCGGGATGAGCAGCGGATTTTGACTTGCCGTTGCCGTGCTTTTTCATCTGGATCCGCATATAGCTGATCGTCGCAGGTTTGACTCGGCCAT